GATTGTATCCCGACCAACTGGATGCCCCTGCCCGCCCCGCCTAACAGCCGTCCGCCAGAGGGAGAGGAGGACGCATGATGGACATTTCCGGGACAAGCATAAAGCACATCACCATGTTTGACCGGCAGTATTCGCCAGAAAAACAAGCTGAAGGATTAGCAATCTCGCAGGCTATTGTATATGGGCACTGCGATAGGTGCGGTTTTCTGCCTCAGTGCTCTACGCAGGGTGAGGAATTCCAATTCCCTGTGTTCGCATGGTGTATGCGGCGTAAGGCGGAGATCCTTGCAGATATGCAGAAAGAGGACACCTAATGGACATTGAGAAGCTGATTGAGCGGCTTAAAAAACCGTGCTGGGGAGAATCTGCACACTTGGTGGACAAAGAGAGGCTGGAGGCCTCCACCGCCCTCTCCATGATTCCCACGCTCCAGGCCGAAAACGAGAAGCTGCGGGCCGAGCTGGAGAAGGTGAAGCGGGAACGGGATGCGGCTGTAACTGACCTAAAAGCGGTCGGGAAAGGCGAGTGTTGGGTATGCAAGCATTTCCGAAACGGCGGCCAGAAGTGTCGTAACTGTGAGGATGGAAGCAACTGGGAATGGCGTGGCCAGAAGGAGGACTGAGTGTGGAGAGAGCAAAAGATGGGAAGTTCTGCAAAAAGACCGGGCTTTATTACGAGCCACATTATCACGCCCTTTGTCAAAAACTATGTGATATGAAACGGCGGTGTACAAACCCTAAAGACCCGTCTTATCCGCTATATGGTGGTAGAGGGATTAAGGTCTGCGATGAATGGACCGGCCCGGATGGTCATGAAAACTTTTATCAGTGGGCTATCGAACAAGGATATAAAAAGGGATTGTCCATTGAACGAATTGACAATAACGGGCCGTACTCCCCGGAAAATTGTAGGTGGGCAAATTGGAAAGAGCAGGGTAACAACAGAAGAACTTGTCACTACATAAAGATCGGGAAAGTACAGAAGAGTGTTACAGAATGGGCAGAACTGTTTGGAATTTCACCAGATACAGCCCGTGGAAGACACTCAAAAGGTTTGCCTCTTGAAGAGATTTTTTATGATGGGAGGTTACCGAGATGACTGACCAAGAACTCCTACAAGCATACAAGGAGACGGGACTGGAGCCGGAGGATATAGGACTGGCGGTAAAGCAGAGAGACCTTTATGTGGACGCTTGTGGAGAACTGCCCCTCAAAAGAATCCGCGAACTGGCCCAGGCGGACAGAGACGGTCGGTGCGTGGTGTTGCCGTGCAAAATTGGAGATATTGTGTACGAAATCAGGTATACTGCTGAAAACAATAGTCCAAGAAAGCATGCGAGAAAAATATTTGACTATTCTGTATCAGCATGCACGTGGAGAATGAGGAAACAACCAGATATGTGCTATGTATCAGAAAAGAAATGCACAAAAAGCGATTTTGCATTTATGGGGAGAACAGTTTTCCTAACCCGTGCCGAGGCTGAGGCCGCGCTGGAGGGGATGAAGAATGGCTGAGTACATCGAGAGGGCGGCAATTTTAAAAAGCCTTGGGTATGATGAAAAAAGGCGAGCTGAAGTTCTTCCTGGGTCAACGTTTGATATTGTGCTGAAAGAGGCCGCCGCCGACGTTGCGGAGGTGCGGCACGGATATTGGGATGATAGTTTGGACGGGATTACACCATACTGCTCTGAGTGCAGATGTACACATAGATGTTTAATTAGACGCCCAATTTACTGCCCCAACTGCGGCGCTTTGATGATGGAGGACGAGCATGAGGCTGGGTGATGTAGACAAACTGCTTTACCATAAGAGAAAGGTTATGTTTTTTGGATTGGTCCCAGATGATGAGTGCTGGGGGTTCGCTGTGCCTGTGGAAGAAATTGATAAGGCTCCCACCATCGACGCCGTGCCTGTGGTCAGGTGCCGGGAGTGCAAGTTTTACCGAGAGTTTCGTACAAAACGGCACAACCAGCTCATGCGACTGTGCTACCGGATGGGCAAGCACGATATGGAGTACATGGTCAAGCCAGATGATTTCTGCTCCTACGGCCAAAGAAAGGAGACCGACCATGAGCAGTGAACTATGGCTTGGCTATGTGGCCGGTGCGCTGACCTTTTTTAACTGCGTTGGGTGTGAAGTTGAGAAGGACTTTGATCCACAGGAAGGGTGCAAAAATTGGGTGAAAAGGAAGGTGCCCAACATGAACAAGCCGCTGAAGGACTGGACGCTGGGGGAACTGAAAGAGTGGTGTTATCAATACAGAAAGGCCCACACAAATAAGCCGTGCGAACAGACCTGCCCGATCTATCAGAGAGGGATTTGCTGTTGTGAATGGGTACATGAGTGGGATTTGTCCGAACAGCCCCGTTTCACCCAGCAGGAGGTGGAATCAGCAAAGATAATTAGCGTGCTGTTCCCCGAAGCAACACACATTGAGCGGTTGCGAGGCAGTAATGCTTTAATTATAATTGGAGCCGACAATGGGTGGATTGCGAATATTGAAAACTCGCTATTCCAGGAAATCAAGTCAGGCCAGTCCGTTACCCTTGACGAGATCATCGGAGGTGCTGAATGACCAGGCAGGAAAAGATTATTGTCTCTGCATACACAGGCTGCTTGATGTGTGACTTTCAGGATATGCACAGATACATCGAGGAGAAATTGGGACGGCCAGTGTTTACCCATGAATTGGCATCTAAAGCGGTTCTGGATGAGATCAGGGCAGCGGTCAAGCCGGATTTTTTAGAGTTGTGCAATGACATCCACGACGGGGAGGGCGGACATTGAAGCCAAATGCTTTGATATCCAAGATAGAGGCCAAATATAACGCTCTTTTCCATCTGAAAATGGACATGCTGATGCAGATGGGACAAGATGCTGCCATGATTGCCGCTCACGAGGTCCTCCAGCTTGGCCCCTGTTGGAGATGACCTGTTTAAACCTTGGGAGGAGAGATATGGTCGAAATCTGTGACAAGGAGAAAACCTGCGTCTACTGGCGAGGTATCAATAATTCCAAGGATGCGCCCTTTTGCAACCATCTATTAGATACCGGATGCCGTAGAGTGGGAGACGTGGACCACTGTGAATCCAAGGAAATAGGAAAGCGGAGAAAAAGAGTATCCTTTGACTGCCCTCTCGAACAGCAGGGATTATAAGGATGGTGATAGGATGGACGAGTTTCCAGAGCGGCTAAGAAGGTTAAGGGAGTCTATGAGGCCGGTCAGGAGCATGACGGTTACATCACAGCTAATGGGGTTAAGCCCTGATGCATTACGAAAATATGAGAGAGGGGAAGTGGAGCCAAAAATGACAGCCCTAAAGCTGATTGCGGCATATTATCACATTAGCCTCGATGAACTCTGCAAAATGGAGGAAGAGTAAGCCCTAAACTTTCATAATCTCATAGAAAATATTGCGAATTCATAAAGTTTTATGAGTGAGCAGAAATATGTATGCGACAATGGGAGTGTGGGAGCGTATGCCCCTGCGCTCCCATTCGCTTCTTCTATTTCCTCCTCAACCCCGGCGCTTGCCGGGGTACATACGCCGCACGGCAGAACCAGCCCAAGAATCCGGGCCGGAGGGCCTCGCCCTCCATGCGGCAACATCGCCCTTTACGGGCATTAGACAATGTGCTCCAAAGGCCAAGGAGCTGACTGTGGAAAGACACTATACTGGCGAATCGGGGTCGCGTATCTTGCCAGTGAAATCACCAGCGGCCTGCCAGTAAGCCATAGCTGGCCGACTCCGGGTAGAATGGCAGCCTTTGAGAGTCAAAACCGCGCTATCCCGCTGAAAACTGCCGTGTTTGCCTGTGCACGGGCCTCCCAATACGGCGTGACAATCTAAGCGGGAAAGCGCACATACGCCGCTCCTCGCCGCATGAGGCGGGCGGTGGCACCAGGACGCAAGTCCTTACAGAGCAGGCCCCCGGAAAGCCTGACCAAACCCGGAGCATACCGTCTTTGAGGGCGGTATATATGCCGTGCCTCGTTGCGAGAGATGGGGGCGGAAAGCTTAAATTGAGGGGTAACGCATGGCGGGATATGCCCCCGCCGCCTCTCCTAACATATACGAGGAGAGAAATAATATGGACTACAAATCAAATCGCTGGAAGAGATTGAGAGAGAAGATATTAAAAAGAGATAGATATCTTTGTAGAGAGAGCAAAAG